AACAATGCCACCATCAGCGAAAAATGCAGTTGGCCCATCAAAATAAGATCCTTTTGCGCTTGTATATTTCATCCAATCAGCACCGCCAACACCTTCTAGCGGATCAGCGCCCTTACTTCCAAGTCCAGCAAAGATTTTTGCTAAACCAATGGCAATGTAAGTGGCGATCATTTGAGCAGCAGCTTGTTGTAATGCCTGAGCCACGCTTTGCAAGAAACTTGCAAATACTTCTTTTGCAGTGGCAGTGCCAGTAATAAGCGCTGTCACGCCTTCTGTCATCATTGATGCGAATGCACCACTGATTCCGTCAATAGCGCCTTGAATGCCTTCAAACACGCTACGCATTTGCATGGCTTTTGTTTCAATTTCGGCAAGCTTAGTGGCTTGACCAATGTCACCTTCCGTCTCAACCATCGTTCGCTCAAATACGCTGGCAGCACTGCCAGCAAAGCCAGCCCTTAACCCGGCCCCTATCACACCAAGCTCTTGACGTGCAGATCGCAAAGCCTCTTCTTTTTGCAATATTTTTAAATTTTCAAGGCGCAATTGAATTTGCTTCTTTAAATTATCAATGTCCGATTGTATTAACCTTTGCTCATCAGCTTTTAGCGCTGCAATTTTTTCTTCGATGATAAAAGAAGCTTCTTGCTCTGGCGTTAAAGTGCTATAGCCTTCTTTAAGCCTTCCAAGCAAAGCGTTCTGTTTATCAATTTCAATATTTTCATTGCGCAATGCCTCGACAAAAGGCTGCCGAAGTTCCATTTTGGCTCCTTTAACGGAAATATCTCTTTGTTTCTCCGCAAACGCCAACTCATTTGCCTTACTAATTTCCACATCTTTCAATGCAAGCGCTTTGTCAGCGGCGCTGAAATTTGCCTTGTTGATTTTCTCTGATTCAAGGCGGGCGCGTTCTGTTATTTCCGCTTTTTTAGCTTCAAGAGTTAGCTCAGCAAGCTTAATATCATAAGAAGTTTTAGAAAGTAAATTTTCCTGTAGCTGCTGATCCAATAATTGTTTGTTTTTGTCAAAACGTTGCTGAATAAACTTAAGTTGACTTTGGTTATATTGATCAAGTTCTTTTTCTTTCTTTGTTTTTCCATCTCCAGCCGCAAGATCAACGGGCTGCAATTGTTGCTGAGTGCGATTGCGTTCTTCTTCTTGCCGTTGCACGGCGGTATCTCTAGCCTTACGTGCAGCATTTACTTCTCTGCGCGCCTGTAACACATCATCATAAGCTTGATCTGCTCTTTTTTGCGCAGCTTCAACTCGCGCAGCAGCCGATGGCGCGTCTGGAGCTGTTTCTTTTGCCCTCGCAAGATCTTCGAGCGCCTTTTCATTGGCCTTCCTGGCTGCAGCAAGTTTAGTATTTGCATCTAAATAAGCCTTTGTTCCAGCCTCTACATCTGCAGATCCAGCAATTCGATCCAGCTCTTGCATCAACTCGCGAACGCTTTGCCTGCTTTGATTAGCAGAATCGCCAATATTCAAAAGACGCTGAGCCAGTAGATCTAGTCCCGTGAAAATTGCAGTGACAATAATTCCGCCCAGAGCAACCTTCAGTCCGACTACGGCTGCCTTGGCAATATTGGCCGCAGTAACCATGCTCCGCAAAACAGCAACTAATGTCTGGAGGCCCGCAATGTAAACCCTGAGCTGCGCAATATTAAGCGTTGCCAAAAACTTAACCATCGCAACAGTTGCCTGCAGAATTCCCGTGCGTGCCAATAATTGGAATGCACCATTTAGCGATGCAATAATTGTCGCATATAGTCCAACCCGTGCAACCACAGGCAAGGAAATAAAATCAAGCAGCCCTTTGGTTATCGTAAATAGCGGTCCAACTAAAACTTGCAATGAGGACGCAAAATTTCCAATATTCGCAGCAGCATTAGTAATGGATGGGCCAATTAATTGAAATGTATTGTATAGCGCTTCTGCGCGGGGCGAAAGCGTTGACAACACATCAGAATTGCTAGTAAAAGTACCAGTCAGAGCTTTTACTGCGCTAGTAACATCACCGATCAGCGAATTAATCTGCGGACCAAATGCAGCGGCAAATTGATCGACAAATGGAGACAGACTCTCGTACATTGCCTTTAAATTATTTTGCATCTCATTCAATGCACCTTGTAATGTTTTTGATGCATTTTGCGCGGCAGGACCAAATTTTGAATTCATCAAAACTGCAACGTTATCAAGCACTTGCATCATGGCCTTGCCTTTAAAAGCGCCATCTTCCATCGCTTTGCTGAATTCTGGAATGCTCATCTGAGCCGCTTGTGCAAATAACGCAAGCGCCCCTGGAAGCACGTCACCAAGCTGCCCCTTGAGCTCCTCACTCATAATTTGCCCTTTGCTCGCCATTTGAGCAAAAGCATAATTAACGCGATCAACCTTGTCTGCGCTTAAACCAAACGCAGCCGTGGCCTTAGAAACGCCTTCAAAAAGGTTTTCAATTTGCCCCTGCTCAAATCCAGCGGGCTGCATAGAAGCGTAAAGTTTTACAAATCCTTGCCGTGCGCTTTCTAATGGCACATTAAAGCGTTGAGCTAAGTTGTCAACAAAAGCAAAAGATTGCTCAAAAGTGTTGGACTCAGAGGTTACAGCTTGCAATTGATTTTTATATGTAGCCAAAGCTTTTGCTGCTTCAAAGGCTTCACCGGGAAGATTAATAAAGAAAGCAAGCGCTTTGTAAGCCGTGCCAAATAAAAGCACTTGTTTTGTCGCATTTGCAAACTCGCTAGTCAGTTCGGCAATGGCTCCGGTTAATGGCAGGCGGGCTTGCTGAAATACACTGAGATCAATGGGACTTGGAGTTGGGCCAAAACCCATGGCACGCCCAAAGCCGCCAAATCGACCACCGCCTCCTCCACCGCCAAAAGGCCCCCCTGGGCCGCCCGGCGGAAGAAAAGGTCCCCCTCCGCTTAATGGCACCTGCCCGGAAACAGTTGGGTACATTCGGTCTTCAGCAAATACACGCGCCCCTCTTTCCGCCGACCTTTGATATGCTTGCTGCACGCGAGCTGCTTGCGCCTGGCTTAGCCTTGTTTGCCCAGCAGCCGGTAATGCTAATTGTTGTTTATTTAATGAATATCTAAAATTAGCAACAGCTTGCTGTGCTTGCTTGATTTCACTAGCAAATACGCCAAGCACTTGTGGCTCTAATCTTTTTCCCCTTGCCATCTGATAGGATCCACCACCCCCGCCGATAAAGCCGCTTTCATAAGCAGACGGCATTCCAGGCGGATAATTTACAAATCCAGCAGAAAGAGCGGTTCTCCCAATGTAACCAGAAGACAGCACTCCTGGATTTACAGCGCCCCCTTTGAATAATTGACCAATAACACCTCCACCAGTACCAAGAGGCCCACGAGTACCTGTAATTGAAGAAATAAGCGTTCCAATCTGGTTGGGAATAGCTCCGCCTCCATCAATACTGGGGGCGCGATATTGTTGCCCATACAAACCCTGCAGGCGAGACATTAGCTCTCTCTCGCTCATGCCAAACATCATTGGCAATGCAGTCATGAATGCCGGAGTAGCTGCACTTGCAGCTTCTGTCTGGCTCCTGACTCCCCGTTGGCGCGTCTGAATGTTTCGCAATGCGCCGCCAGTCATTGCATTGTTAATAGCACCTCCGGTTTGTTGCAAGCGTTGGCGTTGCTGTCTACCTCCTGGTAGTTGGACAATCCCCGCCATTGCACCAAGCATCGTCGCTTGTAAACGGGCTGCTCCTGATTGGGCTTCATTTTGTAATGCGCGGAATAAATCGCGCATTTCTTTGATGCCAATGCGAGTGGCCTCCCCGATTCCAGATTTGAGGCCAAGCTCTAAGCCTTCTCCAGAATCCTCGCCAATTTTCTTGAATTCACGAGAAGGCGATGCAATGCCAAGGACAGCTTTAACAGAGGAAATAAGATCTTTCCCTAAAGCTTTTGCGGCGGCTTTCAGTTTTTCGTTGTCACTTTTAAGACCATTTAAAAGGCCAGCAATAGAGTCCTTTCCAAGGCCGTACAAAGCCTCTTCTATTTTTCTTCTATTTTTAGCGATTGCTTCGTCATAAGACAACAAGCCAGCATTCGCAGCTTCTTTGTAAAGTTTTCTGATGTCGCCCAAGTCCATGCCCCGAAAGGCGGACTTGGTAAAAGAACCTCTTTGCCTGGGCTGAGGCGAGGCAAACGCACCTTGTTCTAGCTTCTGGAACTCTTTGGCTAATGTTTTAGCCTTATTAATCTCCGCTTCTAAATTTGTTTGAATATTTAAACGATAATTCCTTTTCCTAATATTTGCACCAAGAGCATTCAGCTCATTTTGCACACTACGCCTATCAAACTTAACTTGCACTGGCAGTGGAGTGCCCGCAGTGGCAGCACCAAGCCCCGCTAATTGCTGCCTAAAAAATGCCAGGTCAAGACTTACCTTCAGCTTCAATTCGGCGTCTTGAGCTGCCATCTTACTTTCTTATCACAGTCCCTTCATTCTATAATCATTGCTCTTGATTACGCCCAGAAAAGGCTTTTAAATCATCAGCCAATAAAGCAATCACTCTTCCATCCATCTTTCTTGTCTTCATTAGACGCTGGAAAACAATCAAGCTTTCGTCACTAATACCACTATCGCGTTTCAATGCCTTGGTATAAAATGGCAAGAAATCTTCCGGCTTAATTTTACTTTTCTTCCCACCCATCATTCCGGCAACCATCGTGCCAAGCTTAGCCGTAGCAACGCTTTGCACATTATGCTTTGCCACATCATGCTTATCGAGATATTTCAATGCACGCTTAATATCAGACAATGGCTGCCGACCAAATTGATCAGCATGCCATCGCCTATCTTTGAAGTCTGAAGTGGAAAGCCTAAAATAAAGCTCATTCCAATCAGTAAGATTTTTCAACTGGTTACGCGCTCGCGCTTCCAGCATTTCTGCTACTGAGGAGAATTCCTCCTCGTCGCTTTTTTTGCTGCTGCAGCCTCCTGCGTTTCCGCATTTTGCTCTTCAGCAATAAACTCAACTACTTTTGCAATGGCTTTACGTGGCAGATTTTTAGTGTCTTCTAGTTCCCAGTCAGCAAGATCTTGCCATTCGCCATCAATCATCCCCTGACCACGAGAGCGGATGAAAGCAGTGACCATGCGAGCATTAGTGCTTTCCACTGAAGAGCCGCTGGTAATCATGCTGAGCGTTTCTTCCGTGTATTCGGAAAGCAACTCAGCTTCAGTAATAGAACCACCGCCGCCTTGCAACAAGCCAAAAGCTTCGTCTAGTTGGATGTCCTTATCTTTTGCAATTTTCTTGGCAAGTTGTACGGCGCGAATGGTAGCCTGACTTTGAAGCTTACTAATTTCTTCTTGCTCAATAGCCTCGGCTACAAGCCAACCACCGTATTTCTTAAGGCGCACGCCAGGCAGAAGCTCGAAATACTCCTCGGCTTTAGTCTGCAGAAGAAAGCTGTATTTGCTCATGATCAAGAACGTTTAACAATGCGTTGAACACCTTCACTCTTTCGCTGCTAGAGCGAAATTCTTTAGGCACTTCAACCAACATTGAATGATTTTCGTTGCTTATTCTAAGTGTCTCTTCACGACAGGAAATAAGACATAAGATGCCAGCTTCTAACGCAGCCCCTTCAAGCTCGCAGTTAATAGCATGCACTGAATTGTCTTCGCTCCACAGATAATCAATCTTCACTACTTAAATGCCGCTCGTATCCGTGATCTTAGCTCCTTGCTTACCTTACTACTGGCAAAAAGGTCACGCTGCTGAAAGATGTCAGTCCATTGCCTGGGAGCCAAATTGGTATTGCCATCAAACAAGCGTGGCCCTTCATGAACATACCAGGCATAGCCTCTTCCAGAACTATTTTTTGCATCCCAGTTCCACGAAGCACTGATACCATTCGCAGTTTTTTCCGTATCAAAACTATCCCTGCCACTACGATAAAGTTCGCCCAAGTCAAAAATATTACGGGAAGTCCCAGCTAATTCTCCGCTTTTTCTTTGCGTCTCTCCAGGATAGTCCCATTTATCCTCCAAGAATTGATCGCGAAAATAATCATTCACTTCAAAGCGAGCCCAGGTTTCAAAAGCTTTTTCTAGCTTTTGAACCAAACGCTCTGGATTATTCAGGCTTCCTCCAACAATGGTTGCGCTCATGATGCAATAAGAGAACGAAGAATAAGATCAGGAATTAAAAAACGACAACGCTCATAAGCGATGTCATCACCTTGGAAATAGCGTGGCGTAGAGTCTGGAAATCTCCTAACCATTCTGTCCATTGCAGTGGCAAGCGT